AAATAATCCAATACTTGAAGTTAGATTTCAAGATGTTTTCCCTTTGAGTGTTGGTTCACTTGAATATAATCAAGGCGCTTCTGATATTGAGTATCTAGTTTCAAATGTTACATTTGCATATAAAATATACGAAATAGTTTCACTATAAATAATTATAACTTGAAATTAAAATGTTAATGTGGTATAATATATAATGGACTTACAACAGTTACAAGAACAAGTAGACAAAGATATTAAATTAAATTCTGATAATCTTGATATTGAATCATTAAAGATTCCAGAGTTACATAATAAGTATCTTAAATTTCATAATCGTTTTACACTTATATTAAAGAAAGCTGAAACGGACTTCAAAGAACTTTACAAACACAAGTGGGAATACTATGGTGGTAAATCATCACCAGAAGTTTACAAAGAAAAACCATTTGATTTAAAAGTTTTAAAATCAGATATTTCAACTTACTTAGAATCAGATAAAGAGTTAGTAGAACTCGAACAAAAGATTGCATATAATAAAACGATTGTAAATTATTTAGAACAGATTTTGAGAAGTTTAAATAACAGAACTTTTCAAATTAAAAACGCTATTGAATGGCGAAAGTTTGAAGCAGGAGTTTTATAAATGGCGACAAGAACAAAAATACCAAAGGTTACAGATTTTGTAAAAGAATATAAAAATATAATTTCACCTACACTCTGTGATGGTATAATTAAATATTATGAATCTATTGGTGGTTGGAACAAATCAACTTTTGGAACAAAAGATGGTTTATCACCAGAAACAAATGATAAAGTTGATATGAATGAAATGTGGATTTCTAAAAAAGACCAAGGCGGTCTATATGGTGATATGTTGAGTGGATTTAAATTGGCTCTTCAAAAATATACTGAGGAGTATCCAGATATTGTTATTCAACATTCAACACCTTTTAGATTAAACAAATATTCTGTAGGTGGATTTATGTCAAGACATATCGATAATATACATCATAGTCATGGACAACAATATGGGTTTCCACATTGTACAATGTTATTATATTTAAATGATAACTATCAAGGTGGAGAGTTTGAAATGTGTAATGGTTTAATAAGTAAAAAACCAAAAGCGGGAACTATTGTCGCATTTCCATCTAACTTTATGTATCCACATGAGGTTAAACCAGTAACAGAAGGAGATAGATATACTGTAATGGTATGGTTAATGTAATTATGGAAGATTTTCAACAATATAAATTATTTCCAACATCTGTATTCTCATTTAGAGGAACAGGTGTTAATAATGAGGAATTGAAAGAATATTTTATAAGAGAAAGTAGTACATCATCTGGTATAGGTAATTGGCAAGGGCGTGCTGATTTACATAAGGATGATATGTTCTTTCCCTTAGTTGATAATATTATTTCTGCAGTCAGAGTTGCGACTGAAGGATTAAAGTATGATAACAATGGTAAATCATATGGATATGATATTACAAATATGTGGGGGAATATTCTAAGAAAAGGACAAGCCCATCCACCACATACACATAGTAATAATTTTTGGTCTGGTGTTTATTATGTAACTGGAAGTAAAGAACAATCTGGTATACAATTTTTTGACCCAAGACCTCAAAGTCAAGTATTACTACCACAAAAGAAAGAGGATAACTTAGACAATGGTAATCTAGTTTCCTTTCCAAGTGTTGAAGGACATGGTTATATTTTTCCAAGTTGGTTAGTACACTGGGTGCCTGTTCAACAAGATGATGAATTAAGAATTTCAATCGCATGGAATATAGTTCTTCGTGGAGAATATGGTGCAGAAAAAGATTACCAGTATGCTCGTATCTAAAGTTAATGAGGTTTATGTCAAGGTTGATGTAGAACCTTATATACAAAAAGAGTTATCTGATTTTTTTACATTCGAAGTACCTGGCGCAAAGTTTATGCCATCGGTACGAAATCGTTATTGGGATGGAAAGATAAGACTTTTCTCCCCTGCGAATGGTCAGATATATACTGGACTTCTACCTTATCTCAAAGAGTTTTGTAAAAGAAATGATTTAGAAATCGTTATTGAGAAAGGTATCGAAAACGAAAAAGAACTTGATGATAAACTTGTAGAAAAATTTATTGAATCTTTAAAACCAAAATCAAAAGGTAAACTATTAGAGGTTAGAGATTATCAGATAGACGCAGTACATAATGCGATATCAAACAACAGGGCGTTACTACTAAGTCCAACCGCCTCTGGTAAATCCCTTATCATTTATTCTCTTGTTAGATATTATCATATGATGGGATTAAAAACATTAATCCTTGTTCCAACTACTTCCCTAGTTGAACAAATGTATTCTGATTTTTTAGATTATGGTTGGAAAGATAAGTTTATACAGAGAGTATATCAAGGACATGATAAAGATGTAAACAAAGATGTTATCATCTCAACATGGCAATCACTATACAAACTTCCTAAAAAATATTTTGATGACTTTGGTTGTGTGATAGGTGATGAGGCTCATTTATTCAAAGCGAAATCACTTACAAGTATTCTCACTAAACTACATGACTGTAAATATCGTTTCGGTCTAACAGGAACACTCGATGGTACACAAACTCATAGATTAGTTTTAGAGGGATTATTTGGAAATCTTAAAAAGGTTGTAAAGACTAAAGAGTTGATGGATTCAAATACTCTCGCAGATTTAACAATTAAATGTTTACTTTTAAAACATGATAATCTTGATTGTAAACAAGTGTATGATATGAAGTATCAAGAAGAATTAGATTTTCTTGTTTCAAATCATGAAAGAAATCGTTTCATCGCAAACCTTACAGTAGGAACAAAGGGAAATACATTATGTCTTTTTCAACTTGTAGAAAAACATGGGTTTAAAATACATGACTTAATTAAAGAAAGAATCTATGGAAATAGAAAACTATTCTTTGTCTATGGTGGAGTATCTACTGAAGTAAGAGAGGAAGTTCGTAAAATTACTGAGGATGAGAATGACGCAATCATTGTTGCGTCTTATGGAACATTCTCTACTGGTATCAATATTAAAAATTTACATAATGTTATTTTCGCAAGTCCATCTAAAAGTAGAATTCGTGTCTTGCAATCTATCGGTAGAGGATTGAGAAAGGGAAGTAAAAAAGATAATGTTACTCTATATGATTTAGCAGATGATTTAACATATAGAGATAAAAAGAATTTTACATTGAAACATTTCTTAGAAAGAGTAACAATATACAACGAAGAAGAATTTGAATATACAATAAAGAAAATAGGCCTACCTAAATAGTATCATGAGTGAAATGATGTATACATTTATTAAGTTTAAAAACGGAGAATGTATAATCGCATTGATAGATAAAGAAACTGAAACAGAAGTTTATATTGTTGAACCAGTTGAATTGACAATCACACCTAAAATAAACATGAAAGGTGAAATTAAAGATAGTGTCATTTTACAAAAATGGTTACATCCTTTTACAGAGTCAGTTGAGTTTCAAATCCCCAAAGAAGAAATATTAATAATGTGTTTGGCGAGTGAGAGTTTAAGTAAATATTATGAAAACTTTTTATTTAAACCAGAAAGTAAAAATGAAGAGGGTAAACAAGAAATAGATGAAAAAGATTTTGATGAAAAAGAATATCCTCTCGACACTATTAAAGATGTTCATTAACTAATATCCTCGTGCCCAACCACATGCTTTAGTATAACGAATTAAAAAAGAAAGTCAATAGCAAAATGAAAAAAAGTAAAATAAAAAAGCTCTTGACAAACATATTAAGTTAGGTTATATTATTAGCAACATGGCTGAAGTAAAAAAGAAAAGAAGAAAAAATCTTACAAAAGATGATACACATTATGTAGATAATAAAGCATTTCTTGAAGCGATGAAAGTTTGGAAAGAAGATTGTAAGAAGGCGCAGAAAAAGAAAAAAGACATTCCGCCTGTTTCAGATTATATCGCAGACTGTTTTATTAAGATTGCAAATAGATTATCTTTTAGACCTAATTTTGTAAACTATACTTATAGGGATGAAATGATTTCTGATGGAATAGAAAACTGTATTCAATATAGTTATAATTTTAATCCAGAAAAAAGTGATAATCCCTTCGCATATTTT